CGATTCGATGTAGCTAAGGCGGTTACTGGATTGCTTAGACCTGGCTGGTATGATTGGTCGGTCGAGATTGCATCGGCAAGCGGGACTGAGATAACACGGGTTAAGAGTGGCAAGAATGCTGAATGGCAGGAGAAGCAAACATGATAGCAACCTACCCCCCTATGCTTGGGGTCCTTCCAGAGGATCGGCGTTTTAATACGCAGACCATTAGCACGAAAAAACAAGAGAAAGTTCGTCTGTTCGCTATTCTGTTCGCAGGGGGGTAAGGGGGGCGGTATGCAAATCATCAAAAAATCGATCGCGGAATTGAGCAACGATCCTGCCAATGCAAGGAAGCACGATGATCGGAACATAGAATCCATCGTCGCATCGCTTCGCAGGTTCGGGCAGCAAAAGCCGATTGTCATCGATATGAACAACATCGTTCGGGCAGGAAATGGAACGCTAGAGGCGGCTCGTCGTCTCGGATGGGATTTCATCGATTGCGTTAAGACTGATCTAAAAGGCTCTGACGCTATCGCCTACGCTATCGCGGACAATCGGACATCAGAACTAGCCGAATGGGATTCGGAGGTGTTAGCGGCTCAATTAAACGGCTTGCTGACCGACGATGAGGAACTAGCAAATGCGGCTGGTTTCACGGCTGAGGAAATTGAAGCTATGGGGCTGATTGACGAAGAATCAAGCGAATCAGAAAGTGAAGGGAAGCTATCACAATCGCTACAGCTTGAGCCTGGAAAAGAGTACATCCTGATTGTGTTTTCAGATGCGATTGAATTTGACGAAGCGAAAGAAACTCTTGGACTGGAGCTAGTTCGGCGAGGTGGATACAAAGACGGTTCACCTTTTGATGCGGTTTCGACAGAAAGAGTTTTGACTTGGGATCGACTGAAAGGATTGCTAGAGTGATATTTGCGGTTCCATCAAAAGGCAGGGCAGGGAGAGTCAAAACGCTAGACGTGCTGCCGTTTGCAAAGCTATTCGTGCCTGAAAACGAGGTGAGTTCTTATGCAAAGTTTTACGGTAAGAATGCTGTTAATGCGGTACCAAATACGGTTTCTGGGATAACAAAGACGCGAAACTGGATTCTTGACAATTGCGGATTCTCAGATGTGGTTATGGTTGATGATGACGTAAAGCAGCAAGGATGGGTAAAAATGCTTGAGTCGAAATCCAAGCATCAGAAACTCAACGGGGATCAGTGGTTAGCGGAAGCGGAAAAGCTTTTCGAGGTCACTCGGCAAATGAAATATAGACTGTGGGGAGTTGCAACTCAGTCAGCCAAGAGATCGGTATATCCATACAAACCTTTTCTGTTCAAGTCTTATGTGACAGCTAGTTTTTGCGGGATATGTAACGAAAGTGGGATTCGGTTCGACGAGTCTTTTCCGGTCAAAGAAGATTACGAAATGAATCTTCGATGCGTCGTCGAAGATGGCGGGGTAGTTGCGGCCAGGTATCTTTACTGGGAAAACAGTCACTGGACAGACGATGGCGGGTGCAAGGACTATAGGACGCAAAAAATGGAAAAGGATTGCATTGACAGATTAAAATCTAAATACCCATCGATGGTAAAACGAATCGTTAGAGGCGGTTCAGATTTTTCGATCGAGTTGGTTTTTTGAATGCTTCGCGAAACGAGACTATGGGAGAAAGCTTTGAGAGAGCGATGGCCGATACCCGACGCGATGCGAAGCGTCATAGTCAAGTCACTAGCAAAGATTTTGTTAGATGCAGATTCTTCGCCACGGGAAAAGACCGCAGCGGCAAAAGCTTTGATGGCGGCGGATTCCTTGAACGTCCAGCAAGAAAGGATGGATCAAGCAGATGAACACGAACGCAGGCAGCGATTGGTGGAGCTCGCTCGACAACTCAGCCCTGGAGAAGTTGCTAGGCTCTCGGCTGAATCAGGTGTCGTCGTCGATGGTTTCGTCGTTGACGAGTGCGATTCCGAAGAAATCGAAGGACGCGGAGAGGATGGCTCGAAAGAGGGCGATGGATCGTGATCTATCGATCAACGCACCTCTCGATCCTGCTCGTCGGCTCAAGTGTGAATCGGATCCTGCTTTGTGGCTCTCTACCTACTTTCCCGAAAAGTTCTTCGAGGGCTTTACCGATGATCGCTTAGCAATGATCCATTCGATCATCGATGCGGCTCGTTATGGCGGCGATCAAGCGATCGCAGGTCCACGGGGAGAAGGCAAGACGACACTTGCAATCCTTGAGGCTTTGCAATTGATGGTTTGTAGGATATCTACCTTTCCGGTCGTCATCGGCAAGAATGCCGACAAAGCGAAAAAGGAAGTTCGGGACATCGTTGAGCAACTTCAGCAGAATGAAATCTTTGCGGCGGATTATCCAGAGATCGCCATTCCGTTTCAGGCTGTCGGCGGTTGGTCGAGTCGAGGACGGATGCAGACTTGCAACGGGATGCCTACTAACATCGTCATCGGGCCTGAGTTCTTTGTATTCCCGACGATCACCAGAGAACAACTACCAGGGTGGCCGGCAGAGATCGAGCCTGCTTCATGCGGTCAAGTGCTTTACTCGCTTGGTATCGACGGTGCGATCCGTGGTACTAAGTACCGAAGCAGACGTCCAACGCTAGCGATCATCGATGACATCGAGGACAGGGAGGCAGCGGCCAGCGAAACGACAATCGACAAGAACGAGGAAGTAATCGAACAGGACATCGCTGGTTTGGGTCAGTCCTCAGAGCGTATTCCACGGGTAATGCTTTGCACGATCCAGAATCGCAAGTGCATTGCGTATCGTTACACGGACCCAAAGATCAAGCCATCATGGAGGGGCAAGCGATACCGCAAGCTTGTGACCAAGCCGGATAGAATGGACCTGATCGAGAAGTACATCGACATGCGGAAGGGACGCAAGGATGACGATCCAGACGCTAGAGAGGCTTTCCGCTTTTGGCGCGACAATCAAGAGGACATCGAGCGAGGTTCAACGGTTAGCAATCCGCATAGCTACAGCAAAAAGACTCACAGCGATGGCGAGCCGATGGAATTGTCAGCGGTGCAAAGCTATTTCAATCGGGTGGCCGACGTTGGGCAAAAAGCAGTATCTACCGAGATTGACAACGACCCACCTGAGGAAGCCGGGCCGATGGGCCTTGGGATTACTCCGGCTTTGGTCGAGTCGCGGATAAGCGGCTTGGTTCGTCGTCAGTTGCCAGCTAATACGGTTGCGCTTACTGCGGCGATCGACTTGGGCAAGTATTACCTTCACTGGGTTCTAACCGCTTGGTGGCATGGTGCAGGCGGCGTTGTGGCCGACTATGGTACCCATCAGGTTTACGGGACTGACAAGAGCATGGATCACGAAGCTAGCGAGCCGATGATTTATCAGGCTCTCTTGAGCCTTCGGGACGAGTTGCTAACGAAAGAATTCAGCGACACAACAGGAACTCGGCGAACGATCGATTTTTGCTTTGTGGATTCCGGTGCGTTCACCAATGCGGCGTACCAATTCTGTCGTGAGGTCGGCGGGATATTTCATCCGTCAAAGGGTCAAGATCCGTACCATCGGAAAGCCAAGTCCACTTCGACGACCATTGCAGGGGCCAACCTTCACGCACAAAAATTGCCGTCGTCCAATGTTTGGCTCTACGAGCTAGATACAAGCTACTGGAAACAGTTTGTCCATGAAAGGTTTATGACTCCGACTTTCGACGAATCGAACATGCTTAGGCGCGGGTCGCTCTCGTTGTTCGCACTCGAAGAAGAACGTCGGCATTCTCAGTACGCGCAGCATATTGCAGCGGAAGAGCTTGTAACGAAGTTCACGGAGGGCAAGGGTGCCAAGACCTACTGGATGGTCAAGGACTCGAATAACCACTGGTTGGATGCGACCTACATGGCAGCGGCGGCTAGTGAGGCTTGCGGTGTTAAGCTGATTGCTCCAAGTGAGATCGAGGTACAACCGAAGCACGTTAGCGGCGATCAGCCAAAGCAGACGAAGCCAGCACAGCAAGCCTACAGGCATGGCCAGCAAAGATTCAAGCAACGTCAAGGCGGATGGATTCCCAAGAGGAGAGGATGATATGAGCAAGAGACCAAAACGAAAATCTGAACAGGCAGTAACGGCAGGCGTCGACGTTCAGGCCGATCGCGTTATTGCAATACTCAACGACGGAGAGTATTTCGAGCATAATGGCGTAGCGATCGACCCGAGCCGAGTAGACGACGAGCCGGTTGCATCCAAGCTGAGGGCTATTGCAGATGACATAAGCCAAGAAGCGTACCAGAGCGTAGTCGACAAACTGAAAAGCGTCGTGACGGGAAAGGGTACTGGACCTATCCCTCGCGAAGATGAAGCGAGGCCATGCACTCTTTGCGCATCACGACGACCTATCGGAACGAGCTACAGCCGGGTTTATTGCACAAAGGCAAACGTCCGATACTGCAAATGCACCTACTGCGGGCACACTTGGGCGCAAGAGCGTAAATAATTTGTCTCTGTGTACTAATGGGATAGTACAGGCATATTCCAACGGTCGGCTCTCCATGCAATCCTTTACGCATGGCATCAGCGGCAAGTCTGTTAGCACTCATCGACGCAGCTATTGAGGCCCTCGTTACCGGAGGGGCTCAGCAGTATTCTATTGGCTCAAGAACGGTTACGAAGCTTGACCTAGCGTCGTTGATGGAACAGCGAAACAAGCTACTCCATCAAGTCCAACGCGAAACCGGATCGGGCGGAATATCCCTCGGTAGAATCGTAGGGGGCAGTCGATGATTGATCGATTCATCGATTCAGTGGTATCGGCGGTAAGTCCGATTGCAGGATTGCGACGGCAAGCGGCCAGGAAAGCCCTTGCACGATCGTACCAAGGGGCCGAACCATCTAGGGTCAGCAGCAACAAGAATCCGAAAAACCTACCGGCTGACCAAGAATTGATGGGGCCATTCGGGGCAGATAAGCTTCGGGCATGGGCTAGGCTTTTGGTTCGAGATAATGCTTACGCATGGGGAGTAGTCGATACGATTGTCTCATCGGTAATCGGTGCGGGCATCCAGGCTCAAAGCACGTTCGAGACTCCCGAAGGCGATGACATCGAGGACATAAACGACCTGCGCGATAAGGCTTGGTCAGAATGGTCGGAAGTTGCCGACATCAACGGCAGATTAACGCTTGAAGAAATACAGATTATCGCCCTTCGCGAAATGGTCGAAGCGGGCGAAGTGCTCATTCGGATCGTAAATTTACCATCGACCGAATACCGTGGAATCTCTCGACCGATTCCGATGGCCCTTGAGATCATCGAGGCCGACAGGCTAGCGACGGATCGAGACACCTACACGATGGGCATTGATCGCGGGGATGGTACTCGGGTAATTCGCGGGATCAAGGTTGACGAGTTCGGCAAACCTCTTGCCTACATGATCTATGACGATCATCCTCTGCAACCTTACGCAGTCAGTCGGACTCCAAAGGAAATCCCAGCCAGGGAGATCATTCACCTATTCCGGCAGGATCGAGTCGGCCAGACGCGGGGCGTTACTTGGTTTGCTCCAGCGTTGGCATCGATCAGAGACCTTGGAACGTACCTTGACAACGAACTACAAGCCTCGGCGATTGCATCCTGCTTCACAGCAGCGATCAAGACCGAGACGCCAATGGGCAACTTGAGCAACCCAGATGCGGGAAGCGGAAACGACAGAAACGGAAACCGTGAGCGATACCTCGAGCCTGGGCTAATCTTTGATCTTAATCCAAACGAATCGGTTGAGGTCATCAATCCAACCAGGCCGAACAACAGCGCGGGCGAGTGGACGAAGGTTATTCTGCGAGGTATCGCGGTAGGTACGGGGCTGTCCTATGAGGTGGTTGCTCGCGACTACAGCCAAACGTCCTACAGTTCAAGTCGAACGAGCCAATTGGAAGATCGTCGGCGGTTCCGAATTATCCAGAAATACATGATTCGGCACTTGCTACAGCCTGTTTGGGATCGCTTTTGCGATGCAGCGACCAGAACCAGCCTCGACGGTTTCCCATCGCCTATTGACCTCTTAAGCGATCGCAGGCGGTTTACTCCTGTTGAGTGGCAGACTCCTAAATGGGAATGGGTCGATCCAGGCGTTGAGCAACAGACCAGCGAATCGGGCATCAATTCATTTACCGCGACCTACTCCGAAGTGCTCGGGGCTCAGGGGCTCAATTTCCGCACAGTGTTCTATCAGCGGGCCAAAGAAAATCGATTGCTCAAAAAGCTTGGCTTGCAGACTCCAGAACAGACCCAGCTAGCGATTTCAGCGGCTCAGACTCAAGGGGC